AAACCATTAATGATTTTCCCTTCAACGGAAAGCCCAAAGGTTTATTTCACCTTACTTTGGGCTTTTTTCGCGTTTTATGTAAGTAAAACACGTTTTTTGTAAACAATAGTAACAGGCGAAACTAGGCCCAAAATGGGCTTTTTTTGTGGGTTGAAGGGGGTGAATTAATGCGAATTGAGTTAAGAAGCGATTCGGTCATATTGGACGGTTATGTAAATGTCACACAAAGAGAATCGCGGATCTTGCCAAGCCCAAGAGGAAACTTTGTAGAAGAAATTAAGCCGAGAACTTTTGAGCGAGCGCTAATGAAAACGGATTCAGTCGATTTATTATTCAATCACGATCCGGCTAGAAAACTCGGTTCTACCAAAGAAGGTAATGTCCAGTTGCGTGAAGATAACGTCGGATTGCGAGCAACGGCAACTGTTACCGATTCGGCCGTAATGGAAAAGGCCAGAAAAGGCGAGTTGCGCGGTTGGTCTTTCGGCTTTGCAGTAATTAAAGACGAATGGAAACAGCGTGAGGACGGTATGCAAAAAAGATTTGTCGAGGACATTGATCTTTTTGAAATTAGCGTGCTTGATATTACGCCTGCGTACATAGCAACCTCAATCGAGGCACGCGGCGAAGATAAAGCAATTTTGACCGAAACACGATCCGAAGAATTCAAAGCAACTATCGAAGATTCGGCCGAAACCGGCCATAAGTCCGACAAAACGGATGAAAATACTAGGCAGGAAGAAAAAAGGGAAACCCCTATTCCAGAGCCTCATTATTACGAAAATTTAGCAAATGAAATATCTGTAATGCAACTTAAAGGAGGCTTTTAGCAACATGGCTGTTATTCGTAAAATAGAAACACGCGCTATGCCTACACTATTAGAAAAGCGCAATAACTTAATTACCGAAATGGAAGAAATGATCGAAAAGGCGAAAACCGAAACTCGATCTATGTCCGATGAAGAAACAACGCGATTTGATGAAATCAAAACTGAAATAAGCCAAATCGACAAAACAATTTCGGCTGAATCAGAGGCGGCGATTTTAGGCGAAGGTGCACAACAAGCCAAAACGCCCGAAGAAGAAGAAAAGCGCGCTTTGGACGAAGAAAAGTTTCTTAAATACATTAAGGGAGATACGCGGGCACTAGACGTTGCTAACAATGGCGCTATTATACCTACTGATATTGCTAATCGGATTATCACAAGAGTAAAAGAACTTTCGCCCATTTACCAACGCGCAACCGTGTTTAATGTAGGCGGAGACCTTGTCTTTCCTGCTTTCGATACAAATAGCATTGTTACGGCCTACGTTGAAGATATGCAACAACTTACGGCCCAAAATGGAAACTTCACTAGCCGCAAGCTTCAAAACTTTATTGCAGGGTCATTAGTAACAATTTCCCGTTCTCTAATGAATCGCCAGGACTTTAATCTTGTTCAGTTCATCGTGAACGCTATGAGCCAATCTATGAGTACATTTATCGAAAAAGAATTACTTGTAGGCGCAGGCGTTACGGCCGCAACAGGTATTTTCACTGATGGAAACGTTACCAATGTAGCCCCGGCAGGCGCAACGATTGTAGCTGATGATCTAATTTCGGCCCAAATGTCAATTCCTGATCAATTCCAAGGAAACGCATGTTGGATTATGTCTAAGCCGATGTTTGCGGGATTCCGCAAATTAAAAGACGCAAACGGTATTTATATGCTTAATCCTGATATTCGTACAGGTTTCGGTTATACGCTATTAGGCAAGCCGGTATTCTTATCCGACAATGCGCCTACTAACGCACTAGCATACGGCGATATGAGTGGTTTATATGTTAAATTAGCCCAAAATGTGGAAATTTCTATACTAAATGAACTATATGCAACGCAACATGCTACAGGTATTTGTGCCTATACGGAATTCGATAGCCGCGTAATCGAGGATCAAAAACTTATGATCATGGAAGTTCCGGCTGTATAAGGGCTAATTAAGCCGAAATAGGTAAAAAATAAAAGTATGAAGTCGAGATTTGAAAGGAGGGAGAAATATGGGATTAGTTCAAGCTAAAATGTCTTTTTATCATGATTCAGTCGGTTCTCGCGCACACAACGAGATTTTTGAAATTCAGAATGAACAAGTTTGCGCCGAATTAGAACAAATGGGCTATGTGACTAAAGTTAGCCAAGAGCAAGAGCAAGCACACCAAGAGTTCAAAACGAAACAGCAAGAAGTAGGCCAAAAGAACGCGCAAGCAAATGAGGCCGTTTCTTTAGCTAATCATGAGCACAATCTGTATGCGAACCAACATACAGAAAACATAAAGCAATTCCGCGCGTCACGTTCACAAGGTACAGGACAAACGCAAACACAAACACAGGCCGAAAATGCGCCTAAAGCAGTAAGAAAGTCTGATAAATAATGAAAATTTCTGATATTAGTCTTATCGACGTTAAAAATTACCTGCATGTTTATCATGACGAAGATGACAAATTAATTACCGCGATTTTGCAAGCTGCTAAAAGTTTCGTCCGAAATTATACAGGTCTTTCGGGTGAAAAACTTAATATCTCGGACGATCTTTCCGTGGCTGTTTTTATCCTTTCGGCCGAACTGTACGACAATCGAGTTTACACAGTCGATAATACGGACGTAAATCCGGTCATACAAACAATTTTAGATATGCATTCGGTCAATCTGCTTTAGGAGGGTGTAATAATGGCAAGGATTAATCCAGGCAAATACAGACACCTCGTAACCTTCCAGAGATTATCGGGCGTATCAAATGAATACGGCGAAACCAGTGTAAACCTTGATCAAAATTGGGAAGATGCTTTCACCGCAAGGGTTGGCATCTTTCCCATTTCCGGCCGAGAATTTCTGGCTTTAGAGGGCGATATGAAGCAAGGCGAAGTAAGTCATAGGATCGTCATGCGTTATCAAAAAGGGATCGAATCGAATATGAGGGTTAAATTCGGCTCTCGTAAATTTGATATAATCTCACCCCCGATTAACAATTACGAGCGAAACGAAGAATTATTAATGTTTGCCAAAGAACGCGATCCCCTGATGACAGGAGTGAATGAATTTGGCTGAAATAAGAGGCGCACTTAGCCTAAATATACGCGTTGAGGGTTTAAATGAGTTAGACGCGCAATTCGCCCGAATTGGAAAAATGCCAAAGAAACATTTAACTAGGGCGGCCCGGCTAGGAATGGCCGATCCACTAAGACAGGCGAAAGCTAATGCTCCAATAGGGAAAAATACTACAACGCGCGGAACACTTAAAAAATCGATTACAAAGAAAATGGAAACTCCTAATAAACGTAATAAAGGTGTTTATCGCTTAATATTTAGTCCGAAATATACCGATGTTTTTCTTAAAAAAGGCGGTAAAGGTAAATACGGCGGTAAAGATCCGGCTTATTATCCTCACTCAGTTGAGTACGGCTTTAAAAGAAAACACGGTCGTACACCGGGCAAATATTTTATGGCAAAAGCCATTTCACAACACCAACAAGCTTCATTACAAAAAGTTGTTGATAGTCTTAAAAAATCAATTGATGAATTGCTATAGGAAGTGGGCTTATGGATTTCGAAAAAGCTTTAGCTTATGAATTGCAAACGATTCCAGATTTACAAGGAAAGGTTTTTCCCCAAACGGCCGAAGAAAACATTAAGCCGCCTTTCGTTGTTTATGTATCTTCTGACGGTGAAAATATCATGACTTTATCCGGGCCAACCGAAATGACAGAATTGACATGCGAAATTCATGTCGTGGCCGAAACTTACGAGCAATTAAAATCACTTGTTCCGACAATTATAAATCGCACTAAAACTTTCTTTCAAAGAACTATTGGCCGAAATGGCCCATTAATTAAAAGCGTTAGTCACATCGAACCCGTGGAAGAAATCGATAATAACGCGAATTATTACCGCAGTTCATTTGATATTAGAGTTAGATACTAAGGGGGCTTTTTAAATGCCGATTGTAAGTATGGGGACGGTTCTCCGCAAAGGGCCGGACGCTTTAGCGAATTTAACTAGTATTGATGGTGTCGGTGTAAGTTCAGACACGATCGAAACGACGAATCTTTCAGTTGAAGGCGGTTACAGGACTTTCGTAACGAGCCTAAAGGACGCAGGGGAAGTTTCAATTTCCGGCCATTTTGATTTTGAAAGCCACAACGCACTTTTAGCCGATTTCGAGGACGGTTCGATCGATACATATACAATCGAATTCCCCGATAGAGGCACAACAACAGGCACGACTTGGACTTTTTCGGCTGTATGTTCTGCTTTTAGTACATCAGTGGAAATGGAAGATCTAATTTCTTTTGAGGCGACTTTAAAAGTATCCGGCAAACCTACATTAGCAGGCCCGGCTTAATATAAAGGAGTAAGGACAGCATGACAGAAGATAAAAACAATTTAGTAATTATTCATTTAGATCGGCCGAGATTCCTTAAATTCGGCCACAAGGCATTAAAACAGCTAGGCACTTTAACAGGCAAAAGTTTTGAAAAAATGAGCGAAAATGATTTTGATCTTGCGGATTTAGAAAA